CGGGTTTAGCTGTTTGTAATGTCTCAGGATTTTTCAACTTAGATAATTCCTGAGATTTGCGTGTATAGTCAGACAAAAGATTTTTATATTCTTGTGTGACCGTTTCCGCATCAACCTTTCTGCCATCTGGTAGTTCAAATAGTTCTACTTTTGGCTCTACTGGTTCAGTAGGCTGAGCAACTGGCTCTGCAACAGGTTCGGTTACTTCACTTGGTGCTTCTTCCATAGTGGACTCTGCACTGCTAATAACTTGTTCTTCTTCTGGCATAATTTATGGACTGATTTATCTTCGCTTGGTCTTTAAGACTGCGACTATAAAACTTGGTCGTTTACGTGCCTTATAATGTGAACGTGTAGGATGCGTTCTCCCCATACTAGTTTTCAATGTACTACTCTTCTTTACCTTCTGTATCCTAAACTTAAGGTCCAACACCTATACCACTTGACCCACCCTGTGCTGTTGCTTTCTTTAAAGCATTAGCATATTGGTCTCTTTGGGAAAGTTGCGGTTTTTTCTTTGTCATTGAATATGCAACTGCTACTGCTTGTTTTACTGGAACTTTTTTACCACGAATACCCTCATTCTCAATAATTTTAATCTTATTACTTATAAATTTTTGTTTAGGTGTTGGCATTTGGTTGTATGTTAGTTTCTAAAGATTTTTCAGACATCATTTGTGAATGTGATTGTGCATTCGCTTTTAGTCCAATGTCTACTTTACCCTTATTGTGTTCGGCTATCTTTTCAGCAATTAATATATTTGGGTCAGCTTTAATTCCTATTTGAGCAAGTAATTGGATTTTAGCATCGGGAGATAAGTCTGCATAATTAATTGAAACATTTGGTGGCTTCTCTTCTTTTTGAGGGGGTTGTAGTAAAGACATTTCTTCTGGTGAGATACCCACTGCAACTGATGGATTTACTTTATACTTAACAGCATTTTGAGCTAATTCTTTTGGATTATCATATTGGGCTATTTCAAGATAGTCTTCAGGACTAATAAAACCTTCTTTTACATCATTTTGAGCTTGTTCAAATTTAAACTCATCATCTACTGGAAGAGTTTTACCAGCAATAATCTTTACTTCACTTCCTGTTTCAAAATCATCCTGTAAGAGTTCTATAACTTCTCTTGCTCCTTCTTTACCCATCCATTTAGCATAATGATATTCTGTATAGCGTGTTTTACACATTTGCATACCCCAATCAAAACATTCTTTGGCTACATAATCTCCAAGTTGTACGAGTTCATTTAATCTAAGGAATGATTGCTGAATAAGAGCAAGTCTACCAGCCTTAGTTTCTTGACCTTCACGTTCACCACGAAAGGCAGAGGAAGCAGCCATTATATTGTCAATTTCACTTCGACTATCTATCATATCGTCAAAAGTCATCTGTGGTAAACCTTGACCTGTTTCACGTGTAACACCATCTTTTACACCCTTACCCCAAATTATACCCTTAGTTTCAAAACGTATTCTTTGAGCATCAGATTTTGGCATAACAGAGGCATCTACTTTAAGAAGTCCATTTACCATTTCACAATTCTCATCAATATCCATCTTTCTTTTATCAATACCCCTCTGAAGTTCACTGGAAAGACTAATCATGTCTGTTCTACCAATAGGAGTATTCTTATTATTGAAAATAGTTGCAAAGATATATGGCTTACGAGGATTATCAAAATAATTAAAATAATAAGGTTTATATTGGACTGGTGTTTGTTCGGGGTTTGGTGAACCAGCGACAGGATTTTCTGCTATGTTTTCTTGTGGTGTTTCTTCGGGGCTTATTAAATTTTTAATACCATCAATAGTCTTACCTATAATACCTTTCTCTGGTTTTGGTTCTATTGGAACTGGTTGTCTATTCTTTTGGTCAAGCTTTATTCCTTGTAAAAATTGTCTACGAGCATTTCCTTGTAATGCTTCTTGACCATTTTTGCCCTCTAGTTGTGCTTCTTCATCATCAGTAATTAAAATACCGTCCCAATCCCAATAAGGATTTTTTATACAACCTAGAATTATATTTTCAAGTTTAAAAATAACATAATCATTTATCCATGCTTCCTTGTAAATTACGTCAGGGTTCTTAATATATAATTCAGCATCATCATAGATACCAAATTTCTTCATTAATTCCTCTTTTTTCTTTGGAAATCTATCAATAACAGCACAAAGATTATCTTTTATAGACTCAATAGCAAATTCACTATCTTGTTCTTTTCTTGCAAATTGACTAAAGCGTATATATCGAGGGTCTATTGCCCTAAAATCAAAATCACCATTTACTCCTAATTTTGGATTCCAAAAAGCTTTAAGAACCATCAAACGACCAAAGTAAAGATTGCGATAACCCATTCGCATTGTCTCTTTTAAGTTTAAATCTAAATATTTCTTTCGGAAAAATGATTCTAAATCCCGTGCAAACTTTTTAGCTATATCTCCGTCTCTGGCTGGAAGTATATTAATACCAGGAGGATTAGCAATAAGGGAATTTATAACAGATTCCATATTTACAAACACTCGATTAGCATGTACGGTCCATTTTCTGCGTATAAATGGTAGATTATTTACCCAATCATTTTGGTTGGAATAGATATTTGTGTTCTGTTTATATACTCTATCAATAACATCCCAAATTTCTGCAGAAGAAGACCACCTTGCTTCTACAAGTTTAGCTTTTTGTCCATCATCTAATTTTTCTATATCTGTATAATTTGAAGGCATAATAAAAAGAGAACACACCCTTGCGGGAATGCCCTCTTATGTTTTTTAAGTTTGAGCCTAATTTATTAAATTATATATATTATACTACTTTGAAATATTAAAATGCAAATTTAATAATATATAAATACTATTATATCATTTAGGATTTGTATTGTCAAATTGTATCTTGCTTAAAAACAATACATCATTTCTTGTAATTGTTCCTATATGTCCTTGATTATCAAAGTTAATCGTTATTGCAGCACTTTTTTGTTCGAATACTTTTTTATCTACTAAAAGCGTAAAAATATCGTAGTACTGCAAAAATTGTTTATATCTTTCTGCATCTATTGGTGATAAAAAAATTGTTATTTCGTCTTTCATTGATTATTTTCAGTAAACATTCTAGTAACGTCATAATTATTATCAATACCGAGCACACTTGGTTTTTCTTCTAATGGAACTTCTCCAAAAAATATTCCACTTCCCGCTCCCAACATAGCTAAATAACTATATAAATCAGCAAATACTAAATGGTCTTCTCCTGTTGTACTTTCCCACACATATCTTTCGATACCTTTATTATTCACAACCTTTTCACGTCTTAATGTTTCGAAATGTTTAATATATAATCTGAAGTTCTCATCTGCTTTGACTCCAATAAGCCATTTAGCCTCTATCATAGCTGTTAAAAACTGGTCTAATATTCTATCTCGGAATGAGTAAACTATACCCTTCTTATCTCCTTCTCCCCACCAGACTAACATTTGAGGGTTATTAGAGTTCTCCATAAAGTAAGACATTTGCATAAATGGGTATTTGTCTACTATGTATTTAGAAAACGTAGTGTTTGGCATAGCATCTATAACACCACTTGATGGTTTCCACATAGCAATTATGTCATCTAAATCACTTTCTTTAGAAAATCTGCCCATCTTTACAATACCTTTAGATGTTCTTATGACATAATGTTTAATGTTGCCAACATCTACACCCAAAAATATAGGTAACGCTCTTCCAAAATCATCATAGAGAAGTTCTTTTGGAGTCCAAAGGTCAAGAATAGTAGTTTTAGATACACTTAAATCACCAGGAGAATAAGACTTACCCAATACGAAGTTATTAAAGTAAGCTGGGTCTCCTTGTGAATCTTCAATGATTTCTTCAGCAGTAATCCAACAACACATCAAGTGAGAAATGTGATAACCTGAAATCTTACTTCCTGGATTTTGTGCAACCCACTTACCTTTTCGTCTAACACCATCACTTATAGGAGTTTTACAAGCCTTGCATTGATAAGATTTTGACTCTAGGTTGATTGAATCAGGAAAAACAAGGAAATGTTCATCTTTACAATTTGGACACGTTATAACCCATTCTTTTTGGTCACTCTTTATCCATTGTTGGTCTAACTCATCTCTCTCTGTTCCAGGATTAGAAAACATCCAACGTCCTTTATATGGACTTGCTTTAGTACGAGATTTATATGTTTCTATGGCATTTTGGTCAGAACGTGAAATCTCATCGTGAATAAGTAAATCAGCGGTCGTAGAAATAGCAGCAGTTTTACTATTTGTTCCCTTAAAGAATATAAATCTATCATTTAATTCCTTGCGTTCGATGTTGTCGGTCTCCATCCCTTTAAACTCATGATGATTCGCCTGAACTATCTTATTGAACTTAGAAGAAACAAACTCTGTTACATCACTATCACTACTCATTGTATAAATAGCATTGAAACGTAAGTATTTAATAGCAAAAAGAGATTTAATTGAATAGGTGACTGATTTTCCAACCTGTGCACACGCAGTTAAAACTTGAACTGGTGTAAAATCACATAGAATATCTAATAACCAAGGTCTATCTCTAAAGTCAAAAGGTTCTCCTTTTTCATTTAAAATACCTTTCTCTGTAATCCATTCTAGGATTGAATAGTATTGTTTATTCTCTTTCTCTGCCATCTTCTAATTCATCTGTTATGGCTACATCAAGACCAATAAGCGTAGAGGCACAATTTGTGGCATTTTCTAATGCTAATCTCAGATTTTTAAATGGGTCAATGATACCTGCTTCAAACATATCTACAAATTTTTTAGTTTTAAAATCCCATCCTCGTATACCATCATTTGAGAATGAAACTTTTGGTTCAATATGTAATAATTTTTGCAACCAATTTCTTTTAAACATTCCAGCATTATGAGCCATTTGTGAGAATGGTTTTGAAAGAATATTTGTAAACATGGGTTCTTTAAGTTTGTCTACAGCACTAAGTAATGCAATACCACCACCAGCCACAATCCCTTCCTGTAAAGCTAGTTGGGTAGAACTTATGGCATTATCAAACTTGTACTTCTTGGCGTTAAACTCTGTATCAGTGAAACAACCCACTCTAATTACCCCAATCCCCCCCGTAAGTTGAGCCAATCTATCTTGAAGCATTAGTTTAGTATAATCTCCTGTGCAGTTTTCTATTTCACTCTGTAGTGCGTTTATACGCTCTGTAGCATCTCCTTTTCCACTAATGATAATAGTATGCTCTCTGGTCACAATAACCTTGTCAGCACGACCACAGAGCTTTACAGAGGCTTCTGTGAGTTTCATACCCATTTCTTCGGATATAACGGTTGCTCCAGTTAGTGCAGCCATATCAAAAAGAAAATCTCTAGCTCGGCTTCCTGTGTAAGGGTTAGTCACTCCTGCAATATCAGCTATTTTGTTCTGTG